CCTTGTTTAAATGCTCGTGGACCTTGTTTAAATGCTCGTGGACCTTGTGATCTTAGCGAGCGTATCATAACACGCGCAGTTTGTCAAGTCACACGGCGGCACAAAATCCCAGGACCCCGAGGACTTGACATAAACCCTTCGAGATCTTATAATATCTACGAGTCGCCAACTCATTCCGAATCTAGATGAGTGCCTTCGAGATTTATACTCATCTAGATTCACACAACTAGATTCGCACATCATCATATAACACAACTAGATTATCACAACTAGATTCACATCATCATAATATCACAACTAGATTCACATCATCATAATATCACAACTAGATTATCACAACTAGATTCACATCATCATAATATCACAACTAGATTCACACAACTAGATTATCACAACTAGATTCACATCATCATAATATCACAACTAGATTCACATCATCACAGTATAACACATTCGTTATATCATCAACTAGATTCGTGCATCTAGATTCGCACACATCACAACTAGATTCACATCATATCTTGCATATATACTGCAATACAACTAGATGTGCAAGGTATAGTGTGCCACTTCATCTAGATGCACACCGCACTTGACAATGCATCTAGATTCATGTATTATACATACAGTTCACACGAGATTCTTATGGTTTACGCACAGAAACAAAAGTATCGCATTACGCTGGAACTTGATGTTCTGGAAGACTTTAATCCCCGCGATATCGATTGGGAAAAACTATTCGATCTTGGTGGAGATGAGCGCGTGAATGCTTATATCGAGGATCTCAACAACGATCGCATCTGGTAATATTAATCTACACAAATCACTAGATATCCCTGCATTCTATCACAGAATGTGGGGATTTTAAATATCTTGTGCCAGTTTGATTAGTGGCACAACACCCCTTGCGGATGCCCACCAGATGGGTTAAATTACATTCGTGGTTGATTCTCTACACAAAAACCATGAAACTTTTTGCTTCCAAATTTACTCAAACTCTGGTCTTTAATGTTGCTACCATCGCCGCAATCGTTGTGGGAATTGTACAGTTTGCTGCGCGTTCGTTCAATGACAACAATGGCGCAGAAAAGACCCGTAAGGTGATTCAAACTGTTCTGCGCTTCGTTGATAAGATTGTGTCGCAATTGCAGGCATTCGTTGACACCGATGTGCCACAAGTTAAAGTGGCACAGAAAAAGACCAAACGCTCATGATCTCTGATACATTACATTCGTTCCTGAGAAATTCAATGATTTTCCTCACTTCCACCAATCACGGTTGCGTGTATACTCTCTCCCAGGAAGATGGAGATGAGTTGTATTATGCTCCCATCTATGCCAATGGTAACGTTAACCTAGAAGAATTCGCTCCCGTTGATATCGATTCTGTGGATATGGATGATATGGAAATATTCGATATCATGAATCGCCTTAAAGCAATGAGTGAGGTGTGACACTCAATTAACTGGCACACAAGGGGTTGCAATGCGACCCCTTTCGTTCTACATTGGATTCGTTCCTGAGAAATCCATGCAGTTTCAAGTCACCGACATTGAGTTTGATTTTGATGATGCCGATGATGACTTTCCCGAGCATCAGTTTAGTAACATTACCGACGAAACAATCGGTATGATTTGGGAGGCAGATGATGAAGATGACCTCGTAGAAGAGATCACTGCTGCTACTGGTTGGTGCATCAAATCCATTGACTATCGTATCATTCTTTCTTGAAATCAATGACCAACAACGCTTACACCTGGACCGACGATTTCAGCGGACTTGTTGAGAAGTATGCTGAGCACGTTATGGACTCCATGGACATGAAAACCATGGAACAGTTCGTGTTTGATACACTTGTTCAGTCTTACAATGACTACACTGAGGAAGAACTTATCAACGAAATCCGTGATCATCAGGGTGATGAATGGTTCGAAGATCATGGCGTGGAGTTGAAAGAATCACCTGATGCCGTGTGACAGTCTGAGAAGTGGCACAAGGGGGGTTGCAATTGCCCCCCATCGCTGCCATACTAACCACAGAAGCGAACCCTCCCAGCGAAACCACCCGACAGCGGGACAGGTCCTGGTTAAGATCCTTCACTGCTGTAGGGGAGATCGGCACCCCATCCCAAACCATTTCACTTCACAAATGTCCATCACTTTGACCGCTAACTACAAAGAAACCCTCAACACTGAAACTGTTGAGAAGATCGACGAGTTGCTGGAGGAGAATTATGCTCTGGATGACATTCTGGAGTTCATTGATTCTCACAATGAAGAGGACTTCGTTGCATACTATGAGGAGTATGTTCGTTGTGGTGAAGCAATCGGTTATGAAGCAGTTGATGCTTACATTGAAGAAATCGGTTGCCTTTCGTATGTTGAAGACTGCGACGAGCGTTATCAGGGTTGCTACGAAAATGAGGCAGACTTCGCTGAGGAGTTCTACTCTGATCTGTACGATGTTCCCTGTGCGTTGGTTGTAGATTGGGAGGCAACTTGGGAGCAGGGATTGCGTTATGATTTCACTGCCTGTTCTGATGGCACATCCTACCGCTCCTGCCACATCTTCCGCGACAACTGAATCAAACGGGGGCATTCGTGCCCCTTTTTTTATACCCAAAGCGGCCGCCCGTGTGCCAGTTGAGCAAGTGTCACAGACCCCCTTGCGGAACCCCCCAGATCGTGCCATACTAAGACCATGCAAAACAAACACATCGAACACCCCGAAGATTCTATCCTCACGGGTGACCTTTCTGTTCTGGATTGGTTCGTTAATTCTGGTTCTCTCAGCGTTAAGATTGACGGTGCTCCCGCTATTGTTTGGGGCACCAATCCTTCAAACGGAAAGTTCTTCGTGGGCACCAAAAGTGTCTTCAACAAAGTAAAAATCAAAATCAATCATTCTCATGCGGAAATTGATACGAACCACCAGGGACGTGTCGCAGAAATTCTGCACAAGTGTTTTGATTGCCTGCCTCGTTTTGAATCCATTTACCAGGCAGATTTTATCGGTTTTGGTGGATCTGATGAATACAAACCCAACACCATCACCTATAAGTTCCCTGAAGTAGTTTCTCAGGACATTATCATTGCCCCGCATACGGTTTATTATGCTGAGAGCGATCTTCGTGATGCTCAGGCATTTCCTGATCGTAGCATCTGGAATGACACTGAGACGGTGAAGTTCGTGAAACCCGATGCATACATTCTGCACAATCAGGAGTCGTTCGCTGATGTGAAAGAGGTTGTAGATTTTGCCCGCCAAATGTCTACTGCCTGTGAGTTCGTTTCTGATAAGAAAGCAGCAGAGATCAAAAAACAACTCAATGCCCGTATTCGTGCTGGCGAACAGATTAGCACGGAGAGCGTGAATGAGTTTGATTGTGACCCCAATCTGATTCGTTTGTGGGCATTGGTGAAGTCGATCAAAGACGATTGCCTGTTCCTTTGCCGCAATGATGGTCCTGCAGCATACATCAATCAGGATCGAATTGATGCCGAAGGTTATGTCATGAGCAATGAGTTTGGTATGTTCAAACTCGTGAATCGTGAGGTATTTTCCTATTATAACTTCACCCTGGCAAAGACTTGGTGACAGTTGTGAAAGTGGCACAGAGGCGCTTGTGGGTGCCTCTCCGTGCCCTATACTGATTCTGTTGAGAGGAGGACTTCCCCGAATGTTTGATGAACTCTGGAGCGAAATTCAAGACATGCCTGGTGAGATTTTCGATCTTGACATTCCTGAGATTGAAGATAGCACTGAGTTCAACCTGAATGACTATCTGAACGGTGACTATGATTACTGATTCTCTCACTGAAAACGAAATCTGCGCCCTGCTCACTCTCATTGAATATCATGATGATTGGGATGAAGTGAGTGAAATTGTGGGTGCAAATGTTCCCGCACTGTATGAAAAACTCCACGCACTTTTGAAAGCAGAATGATCACGACTTCCTTTGCCTACGGTGAATCTTACGGTGTGAAAGATCATTATACTTTCGACGACCGTGATTATGACGACTTCTACACTGCCGAAGACTATGACAATCGGCAAGCGATGCGGGACGGTTGGACAAGTGTCACATGGGATGGGCGCTGACCCCTCCTGACCCCCTATACTGATCTCATCAGCAAACGACCGATGACCCGCCTGATTCTCCCCGCGACCATCATGGGCATCTGCCTCTGGGTTGGTGGCAATGCTCTGAGCGCAGGTCTGCAGATCACCAAAGCACACGCCGATCGCCTCGCTGTGACGATGTGTGAAGTGTCACAGACTGAGTGCCGCTGACCCCCCCTGACCCCTTATACTGATCTCAGTTCACACGACACGCCATGCGGAAAATCGAACGCCTGATGAACGAAGCAATCCAGAATGAAAAGGATTGGAAATCGGACAACACTGAGGTCATCTCTTGCACCAACGTTACCGATGTTTTTCTGCACGGTAATTTGATTGCTCGGATTGGCGAAACCTGGATCGAATTGTTCGATGGTGGGCATCGCTCAAAGACCACCAAATCGCGCCTGAATGCTATTCTTGCTGCTCATGGTGCGGAAGGTGAGTATATCTTCCAAAAGAACTTTCAATGGTTCATTAACTACGAAGGTGGACCGATTCCTTTCTTCTCTGGAATGCGACTCGCCTGATTGATTGATGGGAATGGCAGCGCCCCAAAGACTCCACCAAACTACCCAACTTTTTTCTTTTTCATTATGACCCGCGACCTCGCAATCTCCCTGCTTCGTCAAGGTAACACTGGCACCGAAATCCTGAACATTCTTGACACCATTGAATCGGGTGGGGATGACTCTGACACTCCTACTCCCACGATGGAGGAAATCCAGTTCTGATGTGACAGTGCCCTAAGTGGCACAGCGGAGGGAACCGACCCTCCCCTTTGCCCCTATACTGATCTCATCAGCAAACGACAGATGACCGCATTCAACCTTTCCAGCGACGACCTTAAGGTTCTGAACTTCACCCTTTCCCTGCAGGACCGCCTGATCGGTTTGGCAGAGGCAATCGCTGATGAGGCATACGGATGCGACCTTGACCGCCTTGACCCCGACTCCCTGAACTGGTATCTGGAGCGGGTGACCCCTGAGAATCTGGAGGATCTGGCATCTGATCTGGCCGCGGCAGCATGGCAGGAGTACTGAGGACAGTTGCCGAACCGCCCACCGATTGCCACTGAGGCACCCTGGACCCCCTATACTGATCTCATGAACAAAACGACCAACCCCTACGCTCAGCAGATCCTCGCTAAGGGACGCGATCTGCCCACCGCTCCCGCACCTAAGCGGCAGTTCCCCTGTACTATCGGTGCCCGCACCTTCAACACTGAGGCAGAGTATCGGGAGGCGCTCGCGGATTTCCTGAACGGGTACTGTGCCCGGGCCCCGCGTGTGCGCCCGTGCGCGAG